GGATGCGTATAGCGGCAATAGTTTTCTTGATCGCAGACGTCTGTTTTTCAATCTTCTCATCTTACTATGCACGCTTCTCGCGAAGTAACTTTACTTTATTTTCGTAAGATTGCTGGCTGATACTATTATTATTCAGCATTTTCTCCAAACGCGCTTCCTCCTCCGAATACTTATCCTCGATAGCCTGCATATCCTTCTCGTAGATAAGGTCGGCTGCTGTATTGAGCAATGATATAGATGTATCGATAGCTAACTTCTCCATATCCTCTTTCTTTGCCTGATAGTCCTTATCGGCCTTTTCTTTGTCTTTGAGCGCATCCTCGTAAATCTTTTGCTGATCGTCCAACTTTTTATCGAGAAGTTTAGTCTCCAGGTCGTTCTTATCGATAATGGCATTGATTTCATCGTCGAATCCGGCTGTAAAGTACTGATCGGGTTTTTCTGATATTTTAATATCAGCCGCGGCATTATATGAATCGAGTATCTCTTTTACTTCTTCAGCTTTGGCTTTAGCCAGCTCAAGCAATTTTAGCGTTTGGGCTGATTTAGGATCGTTTCGGAACACCTGGTCGGCAAGCGTTTTCTCAAGTTCCTGGATTTGCTTATTCAGATTTTCATACGCTGTATCCTGATTTTTGATAGTTTTTTCACGGCTGGCTTCATCCTTGAGCATCTCCTTTATAATCGTTGACCTGTTCTTCTGAGTTCTGGAAGTCGTTTCATCATAATAAGCCTGAGCTTCGCCAACGCCTTCAAATGCTTTGGTAAGTTTATTGAGCGATGTCTCCGAATCTTTACTGGTATCTTCAGCAATTTTGCCGAACTGCTTCAGTTCCTGGGCATATTTCTTTATATCCTCTGGAGTTTCGCGTAATATTTTCGCACTCTTTTCCGAAAGAGCGGTTCCAGCCCCTGCTTGTACATAATAAGGAGCGCCAACAACCTTGCTGGCTGACTGCTTTTCTACTCTTTTTTGTTCGTTGAGCGCATCGAGATACTGATTTGCTAGGGCCACATTATCCTTATTAATAAGTTTTTCTTTCAATAACCCTTCGATACGTTCTCCGCTCAATTTTGTTATGTCTTTGGCGCTATCTAGTTCATTTTGGAGTACATCATCAGCAATCTCTTTCCTATAATCGGCATTTTTTTGTTCTAAATCCAAAACTTTATTGGCGGCTTTCAACCTTTCGTCATAAGGGAGCGTGACATCCCTGGCGGTAATTTTATTTTTTGCTATCTCGGCCCTGTTTTGCGATTCGATAATCGTAAGAGCTCTTGTTTTGTCGCCGATCATGTCAACTGTATCCACATAACGCTGTCCCTCCTCAATGGCGCTGCGCATATTGGAAAGAAAGTTTGAAAAATCCATCGTTGCGATGGCGCGTCCGAGGTACGAAAGCCCGGACGTAAGTCCACCGACCGTTTTATTGAAACGGTCGCTCACTGTATCGGTTGATGCAATAACACCCTTAATGGCTGCAACAGCTCCGGTTGCAATGCCAAGTCCCGCTGCAAACTGACCCACGATTGACATTGCGCTTCCAAACGATATCCCCATGCGGCCAAGCACACCGGTATGTTCTTTTGCCTTTCCGGTAGCTCTGTTATATTCTTCCCTTAGATTTTCAAGGGCCTTTTGCTTTTCGCCATATCCCGGATCGGTGCGTTTCATTTTATCTAGATCTCGCGACAGAGTCCGGATGGCAGTATTAAGGTCTTTGATAGATGCTGAAGAAATATTCTTAAGAACATTATTGACGTCGAAAACCTCCTTGCTGAGTTTTTTGCTTTCGGCCTGCAACTTCTTCATTTCTTTGTTGGCAAGGTCAAAAGCCGATGCATGGCCTTTTTCAAGCGCTTGTTCACGAAGATTTTTAACTTTAGTCAGCTCTGCAGCAATCTCTTTCAATCTTGCTTTCGCTTCTTCATTATTAAGGGTGACATCTATAATGGCTTTACTCATAGCGCTACTTCATTAAATCCTAAATCAGCATTATCCTTGAGGTTTCTAACAATAAAAAGCTCTGTTTTTTTGGCGTATTTTTCTTCGTATAAGTGGTGTAGTACCGATAGCTGTTTGTAAAAGGTATCGCTAAACCAGGGCTTCGGCCTTCTTGTAGTGAGGCCGGCAGCAATCATGGTGTCGCGTGTTTCCAGATTGACATATTTACCTACTCCATAGTCAACCATTTTAAGGTACCACTCAAAGGCGAAACGCACCTTGGCAGGATCGCCATCGGATGCAGTAATAATTGAGCTTTCGAAACTGTGAATACCATGAAGTTCACGTATACCAAGAGCCTCAAATTTTTTAATCCACTCCATGATCACGATATCAGCCCAGGCTTCAACAGTGAGGTTAATATTTATGTTTTCAGCCATCAGAAATGGTTTTCCATTATGAAGGCAAACGAATAGCCGTAATAATTGCGGGCAATAGGCCCTATTTCAGAATAGTCAATGCGGGCTGCGTTGAAACCATAAGCCGGATCGCCAAAGTCTTTACTCTCTGCTTTTATTTTTTCGACGATAGTAATGCCTTTAGCCATACTGTTTCGCTTGGCATCGAGGCGCGAATCGTTATCGTTGATTTCAGCCCTTTGAAATACGTAAAACATATGGTATGCGGTGTCGAGCCTGCGGTCGTTTATATTAAGGTAACCATCGCCGCTGTCGCGGGCAAATACGACAGTATCCTGAGCATCACCCAGGCCATTCAGGAATTCCTCAAGCTGAAGTATGCCTGATATCCTATATATCTTATCGATTGATAGTGCTGCTTTTACAGAATCTAGATATTCATAAAGCGCGAACATGGCATTATATTTTTAGTGAAGATTCAATTTTCCGGTTCAGTTCAAAAAGCACCTCATGCACATCAGTCTTCCTGATCTGAGGGTTCAAGGTAATATTACCGTCATTTAGCGCCGAAGTAATGCCCATAATGAGTTCGTTTGCCGAAGGCTTTACCGTTACTCCTCCGGAATCGCTGCTGAATACATGCGGGTATTTAAAGCTGAGATATTTCTTAAGCGAAGTATACCAAAGAAAAACTACATATTTTCGGTACAATGGAACAAACCGGAATAGCCAGGCGCGTTTATCCATGTTTTTACCGTCGTCCCAGGCTTCGCCCTTGCGCCGATAGCATACGGCTATCATTTTATTAAGCGATTCCTGATCACGGCTGTGGCAATACGCTCCATAGTACTGGTCCAGCAGGAACCATCGTTCAAAGCTCACGCCATACATCTTATAATTACATCCTGTAAACCATAATATCCGTTTAGGATTATGGAAGAGGCTTATATCATCAGTGATCCATTCGAGCTTTTTAGCGAGCCATGTAAAGCGATCGGCATCTAGGTCGAAGGATCCGACGCCGCGTTTGCGAAACCGGTACCATACCCCGTTATTATCCTGGTATGGATATTTCTTTTTGATGCTAAGGCCGGTAAACTGCAGGAAACAATTAACCATGATCTCAGCAGCTTCAGCTTTTCGGATCAATTGCCTGGCAATAAAATTGAGCTGGCTTCCGCTGAGCTCATTCCACGCCTTTGGAGCCTGCAGGTTTATGGTTGTTACATTCCGCATACCATGAATGGGTCTAAATGCGTGTCGCGTTCTTCCTGCGCCAGGAAGGCGGTATAAATGTTACTTGCTTTAAACTCCGGGTATGAATCAGGATTGGTATACAATACATCTTTAACCTTTGCCAGCGAAGCACTGGCAGCCACCGGTTCTCCTGTAACATATAAGGCAAGAGCAAACCGCAAATCTTCGATAATAACTTTATTGGCATCATTAAGATTGCCGGCCTTCAACTGGGTAATAATAGCAAGACTCAGCTCCCGGCTTATAACAGGCTCAATGATATATCGGATTGCCCTCTGTATTTTAGGAGCATCCTTAACAAATTCGAGCCTCGATGCATCATACCGGGCATATCTGCGGAACTCCGTCAGCGTGAATATATAGCTATCGTGAATGATGCTGTAAGCTGATGCCGTGGCCCAATCAGTGTGATAAGCAGTTGTTTCTTCCAGATGCTGAAGCAATAATTCGATGGCACCCGACAGTCGTATCTCTGTCTGAGCGATCAGCTTATCAACGCGTTCGCGGGAGGCTGGTACCAGGTTTGATCCGCCAGATGAAACGACACCAAAGCCTGTCTCTGTCTCGATCAAGTCAAGGAAAGGAATAGCATCATGATATGCTTTAAGCGCAACAACATCCTGGCAGCGCGTCAACAATGTTTCATTACCGGTCGCGTTAAGCTTGCCATAAAGCGTACTGCCAATCAGTTCGCTTTGCAGGAACAGGTCGGCAGTTGCCAGGTATGGTTCATACCTTTTTATATCTGCTCCCTTAACGGTTGCGATACGATCTTTAAGTTGGGCTATTGTTGTTATAATCATGACTGTGCAACCTCCTGTTTTCCTGTTTTGTTTTGGTCAAGTGTTGGAAACTGGTAGTCGGTAACAACGAATTCAAGTTCATTAGGCCATTTGTTATAGCGTTTAACCAGGTAAAGCGGCTGCAACAACCGGTCGCGGAAAGGCTTCATCATGGCAGTTTTTATCATGTAAAGCTCCCGTTTATCGGTGCCGCTCATGCTCTGTCCTGTTTTGCCCGGGTTAGCCCCTATCATATTCGGGTGAACGCCCATGGCGTAACTCATCACGTTATTTACTTCAGATGAATCTTCGATAAATTCACCGCCCTTCGATGTTATTTTTACTTCCTCAATTTCGATGTACTTTTCCACTATCGCACCGGTACCTGTTTGTATGGTCTTTTTCAAGGCCATCAGTCCCTTTCCCTGGTTGTGTTCGTCGGTCAGGAAGTTTCGGAACTTAGCAAACTCTTCCTCCTTCCTATCTTTCACCTTCTTTGGATCGTTACGATCGATCTTTTCTTCATCAAAGATGATTTGCCAGTACTTTTCGTCAATGTAGATGATGTAACGAACGGCCAATCCATTCTTGAGCAGCGTTTTTTTATACTTCCAGATAAGGCTGCTGAAGTCGTAGGATCCGGAACGGAACATAGACCAGAAGTATGGTTTAGGGTAGTAGATGTGACCCGGTACCGGAAAT